ATTTAAATCAATATTTTCAATTACATTTAATAAATTTTGTTCAAAATCATTATAATCAAATGATTGTTTTGATGATATATTTCCTTTAATTAATGGAAGATATTCAAAAGAACAAGGTAATCTAAGAATTTTATTAGTAAAATTACATTCTATATCACAATCATTTTCTTTTAATTTTTTTTCTAATATTTCATAAAATTTTTCATTAACTTTATAAGGTAATTTAATAGCACAATGTATTCCACCATTAAAATAATTACCTTCTATATATAATAAATTTTCTTCTTTAATATTAAGTAATTGTAAAAGTTTTTTAAATTTAATAATTGCTGAATTTTCAAATAAATTAAAATCATGGTTATCAATATCAAACCAAATAACATCTGAAATAACTTTTTTTGATAAGCCATATATACTATTATTCATTTTATATATATTGGATAAAGATATAAGATAGTTATCATATATATCTCTGTAAGATTCAGGTGTTTTATAATAAAATGATAATTTACGATTCTTTTTATTATGTGAAAAGCAATTTTTCTCAATATATTCTTCATTAAAATACATTTTTTTATCATATTCTTTATAAGAATATTCTTCTTTAGACCAATATTTTGTTAACATTTTTCCTTTATTAGTCGTTTTCCAAGAAAATTCCATATCTTTTGAATTAAAATATCTAATACCAAAATGATAATTTTTGGAATAAAAAGATGTTTCATAATCAAGAATTTTAATTAATTTAGAGAGGTGAGAGGGTTGACATTGACAAGAAACTAAGGAACGAAAGGGTGAAAATTCCTTATTATAAAATTCGCCAATCCTCTCAAAATTATTTATCATTTTTAACCTTTACTTAAACTAGTTTTTTCAAATTATAACACGAGAAAAAATTCTTGTCAAATAATTTTTGTTAAAATTATTTATAAAAAATTTTTAGAAAAAAGAATTATAAAAATATAAAGGATAATACTAATAAATAATAATATATTGGTGATTATAGGAATTTTCAATGAAAATTAAATTAAATGAATCTGGTATTAGAAATATTAGAGAATTAGCAAAACAATATGATAGTGCAATAATTTACGGTCACATGGATTTAGATGGTTTAGCAAGTTCAATTAGTGCTAAAGCATATTTAGAAAGATATGGTATTAAAACAATTGATTTTCAAGTAATTCAATATGGAGCTACTGAATTTGCAATAACTAAACCAACAAATCCAAAAACAATGGGTGTATTAGTTGATTTTGCACATGGAAAACCATTTATGAAAATTCACACAGATCATCACCAAAATCAACAAGTAATGAAAGGTTCTTCAAATCAATTTACACATAGTGAATCTAATGCTGATACTTGGTCAACAAAAATTTCTACAAGTAATATTTTTCCAGCAGAAGATATAAGAGTTATTAATATGGTTGATGCGGCTCAATATAAACGAGAAGGTATTAAACCAGAAGAAATGTTAAAAGCAACAATTAAATCTGATAAAGAAAAAAGTGTTTTAAGAAATCATATTGAAATGGGTATGGCTTGTGGAAAACTAGTTTTAGCATTTAAAAACAGACCTGGATTTTTTAAAGAAGTTGTAATGAGAGCAAATCCATCATTAGAATCAATGTATAATGTTATTAGACATATTATTAAAGAAAAAATTGAAGCTGGAGAAAAAAGATATACAAACCCTGAAAATATAGAAAGAAATTCATTAACATATTGGAATGAACAATCATCTAAAAAAATACCTAATGGAGAAATTACAGATATAGATGATATGAGTAATGGTCAATCTATAATAATTAATGATATTATTTTTCAATGTGGTGGTGGATATATGGGTTCTGTTGGTAGTTATGATAGATATACAGCATTTAGATTATATCCTAATGCAAAATATTTTATCATGTTATGGAATGCATTTGGAATGATGCAAGTTTCAAAAAACCCTTGGTATGAAGGTAATGATTTAGATGATGTTAATTTAGGCGACATTGTTTTAGAAAATATATTTAAGAAAAGAGTTGCTCCATCATTATATACTGATAAATATAAAATTTCTTTATTAGCAATTAAAAAAATGAATGAAGAAAAAGTTAATGAAGAAAAAGGTTCAATAGGATTTGATTATGAAGGATTATTAGCTGTATATCCTAAATTAAGAGAATTATATGATAAATTTAGTTCTAAATATCAATATGTTATTAAAAAATATATGAATTGGAAACCAAGTGATTTTATAAATCAACCTGAAGAAGAAATTAAAAAAGCAATAGATATATTAGGTAGAAAATTATATGTTTATCTTCCGGATATTATTATGGCAAATTCAGGAGGTCATCCATCAATCACAAATTTAACAGGTTTTGGTTATCTTAATGAGGAAATATCAATTAGAAAAAGATTAGATAAAGGTGAAAATCCATATGAAAAATCTAAATATAAAAAAGATCCTAATGAAAAATCTGATGCTTTATCAATAGTAATATTAAAATCAATTGCTAAAGATGTAATAAAATATCTTTCTGGAGAAAAATTAGAACCAAAAAAATCTAATTATAAAAAATATTATAGAAAAGAAATTAATAAATCTCCAAAAAATGAATCAATTTCTAATGAAAGATTGGCAAATAGAGAAGCTATTAAATATATTAAATCATTAGATAATAAGATTTTGGAAAATCTTAATCCTTGTTTAGAAGAAGATTTTTACATATCTTTATTAAACAAATATGATAATTATGAACATAAAAGAAATATTTTTACAAAAAATCAAATATTTAAAGCTTTAAATGAATCATTAAAAAATAATAATGTCAGCAATTCATTAAAAGATTATATTAAAAATATTTTAATTTAAAAGATATTGACAAAAGTAAAAAAATAGTTTATAATAACATTATTAAGTTTGAGGTTAATAATGATTATTTCAGCAGGAGCTTTATTTAAAGCAGAAGATACTAATAGATATTTGTTTGTGTTAAGAAGTTCAAAATCTTCTTATCCATCTAGATGGTCATTAGTTGGTGGAAAAGTCCATTATGATGAAGAAATTTTAGAAGGACTTACAAGAGAAATAACTGAAGAATTAGGTTTTTTACCTGAAATTACAAAATGGTGTCCATTTAATTGTTTTATTTCTATGGATAAAAAATTTCAATATCATTCTTGTTTATTATTAACACCAAAAGAATTTATACCAATACTTAATGATGAAAATTCAGGATATTGTTGGGTTGATATAAATAATCCACCTAAACCATTACATCCAAGATTAAGAGAAGTTTTGACTTCAAATATTTTAATAGATAGTATTAAAAATTTTTCTTAATGTAAGTCCTTGAATTATCAATAAGTTATTGATTTAACAGAAAAAATAAAATAATAAATAAACTTAAAAAATATATAAATACTATTACACTTTATAAAAAATGAGAGAAAAAATGACAAGAATTTTACAACCTATACAATCAACTTGGTTAGATTATCCTGATAATGAAAGCTTAGCAATTATTGTTTGTATAATGGGTTGTGATAATGGTTGTTTTATGTGTCAAAATCCTGATTTTCAAAATCCTTATTATTTAAATTCTACAAAAGAATATACGGTTGATTCTTTTATAAAAGAAATTGAATATTTGTGTGAAAGAAATAAAACCAATAAACTTGTTATGAGTGGTGGTGATCCGTTAGCACCTTGTAATATTGATTTTACGAAAGAATTTTTATCTAAAACTTCTTTAGAAGTTTGTGTGTACACCGGACATTCAATAGAATATGTTAAAGAGCATCAAATAAAAGGATTTAAGTTTATTAAATGTGGTAAATTTGATTATAGGAAATTAAGAGAATCATATAAAACAGATGAATTAATACAATTTGCTTCACCTAATCAAGAATTATATGATAGTGATTATAATTTATTAAGTGAGAATGGAATATATAAATTTAATTAAGATTTTTATGGAGAATAATATGTCTGACAAAAAGATATTAAATGTTAAAATGCCTAATATTATTGATTCTTATTATGAAGATGAAGAATTTCAAGCAGAATTAGAAAATATTTCTCTTGAAAAAATTTGTGATTCAGAACAAACAAGAGTTATTAAAAATATTAGAAAAACTCTTGCTTCAACATTAAAGAAAAAATATGGATTTACAAATGGTGAGTTGAAAGAATTGACAACTAAAATTCTTAAAATTCATGGTCTTGATGAATCTAACTTTGATACATTATCAATGTTTGACTCATTTGTTTCTGAAAGGATCAATGATTTATCAATTGATGATAACTCAAATAAAAATGAGAAAACAATTGCTGGTACAATGAATGAAGTTAATTCATCTAATATGAAACTTATTGGTTTTCATATGCTTTATCAAACAATGAAAGAATTATATGGTCAAGAAGAAGCTAAAAGATTATCTGGAGATATGTATGATTTATCATTAGGTTTGAGTGATTCCACAAAGATTTTATTACCTTATTGTTGGGCATTAGATGCTTCTAAATTAGTTATTGAAGGTCGTAAATTTGGTCAATTACCTTCTGCTCCAGTTCATCGTGTTGATTCATATGTATCAGCATTAGATGAAACAATTCATCAAATGTCTTCTCATTTAGCTGGAGCTATTGCTATAGGAACATTTTTCTTAGATATTGCTCATATTCTTATGTATAAAATGAGAATTCCTTTTTCTAAAGTTAAAGAAGATGTTGAATTTAGAAAATATATTGAAAATTGTATGCAAACATTTGTTCATTCAGTAAACCATTTATCAAGAAGTGGTGTTGAATCACCATTTACAAATATTTCTTTATTTGACCGTTCTAAATTAAAATATTTAATGGGAGCAGATAATTATGGTTGGTATTTCCCAAATAAAGAAGCCGTAGCCAAAGATAATGGTTTTGAAGGAAAAATGTCTACTGAAGAATGGTCTAATTTCATTGTTGAATATGTTGTTGAATTACAAAGAATTTATGCTAATTTCCATAATCAAGGTGACCCTTTGAATAATGGTTTACCATATCGTTTCCCAGTAACAACATATAACTTCTCTAAAACTGAAGATAAAGATATTGAAGATGAAGCATTTTTGAAAGAAGCTTGTAAGTTGGATATTTCAAGATTTAATATTTTCACATCTCAAGGAACAAAAGTAGCTTCTTGTTGTCGTTTAATTAATGATGCTGAATTGTTAGATATGGGTTCAACAGTTAACTCATTCGGTGGTTCAACTATTTCAATGGGTTCACATAGAGTTTGTACAGTAAACTTTGCTCGTATTGCTTATGAAGCAAGAGATTTGAAAGACTTCTACAAAATCTTGGATAAGAGAACTAAAGAAGCTGGTAAAATTCTTAAAGCTCATAAAGTTTTAATTGGTAAATTGACTCAAATTGGTCTTGAACCATTTATTGCTCGTGGTTGGATTCGTATGGATAGATTATTCTCAACTTATGGTATTTTAGGTGTAGTTGAAGCAAAGAAAATTCTTGAAACAAGATTTACTGAAGAACTTGAAGGAACAGAAAATGTAATGATTGATTTCTTAAAACATTTTGATGCTAAAGTTCGTGAAACAGGTAAAGAATTAAATATTGCTACAAATATTGAACAAATACCTGGTGAATCATTTGCTGTAAGATTAGCAACTGCTGATAAATTGATTTTCCCTGAAGTTGATATTATTGATACTCCTTTGTATGCTAACCAATTTGTTCCATTGTGGGAAGATTCAACTGTTTGGGAAAGAATGGAAGAATATGGTAAAGCTGATAAATGTTTATCTGGTGGTGGTATCGTACACTTACAAATTGGTTCTTCTACAACTGCTAAACAAAATGAACATTTAATTAGAGAAGCAATAAAATGTGATTGTGAACACTTTGCTATTAATAGAGTTTATTCAAAGTGTAATGATTGTGGACATGTATATGATACAAAAATATCTGATTGTCCTCATTGCGGTGGTCATTCATTAGGATATTTTACTAGAACTATAGGATACTTTACACCTGTGAATTCTTGGAATAAAGTTCGTAGAGAATGGGAATTCCCAAGAAGAAAATTTAATGATGATTCATTGATAAATTAAAATAAAATCCTCTCATTTGAGAGGATTTTTTATATAATCTTTTCAGATAATATATTTTTTAATTGACTAACTTATAAAATTATGATATAATTATATAATAAAAAAGGTTTAAAATGATAAAAAATAATATTGACAAAACATGTTTTGAAAAAAAAGACATTGAAATAAATTTAGAAATATTAAATAAAATGAAAGAAGAAAAAATTTGTAATGATTTTTTCTTTGATAATGATTTTATATTAATTAATGGTGAATGTTTATCAGTAATGGAATGGTTAATTAATAATAATGTAGTAGTTAATCATATTTTAACAGATATTCCATATGGTAATGTTCAAGGATTAAAAATAGAGGGTTGGAAAAACAAAGGTAATATCCCTGATTGGGATATTCCATTAGATAATGAGGAAATGATAAAAAAATGTTTTTATATTTCTAAGCCAAATGGCAATCTTTTATTGTTTTCACAAGAGCCATTAACTAATAAAATATTAAATCAATTAGAAGAGTTTCAAAAATATTCATTATCAAATAAAATGATATGGGTAAAGAATAATCATGCAAATGGTTTTATGGCTAAAACAACTCCGGTTAATATATATGAAGAAATACTTTTAATTAGAAAAAGTTTAGATGAAACAAATTCAGTAGAAATTAGAAAATATTTTAAAAATATGTTAGAGTATATTGGAATTCCTAAAAAAGAAATTATGAATGAACTTGGGCAAGGATTGGATCATTGCTTTAGATATGCAAATAGAACTTTTTATATTCCTACTGAAAAAAATTATAATTTATTAATTAGTAAATATAATGTAGATAAAATGAGTGGTTTTATTCCATATGATGAATTAAAAAATAAATGGGATAAAGATAATACAATTGTTTTTAATATACCTAATGGTGAAAAACTTGTTAGAAATGTATTAACATTTAAAAAAGATAATAATAACATTCACCCAACACAAAAACCGGTTGAGTTATTAGAGTATTTAATTAAAGTTTTTTCAAATGAAAATGATTGGATACTTGATTTTACTTCTGGGTCAGGTTCTACTGGAATTGCTTGTTATAAGACAAAAAGAAAATTTATAGGAATTGAAATAAATAATGATTTTTATAATAAATCTATTGAATGGTATAAAAAAGAAGCTAATGTTTAAACATTAGCTTCTTTTAAATTTTCATAAAGTTTAGTTCTAGTGTTACCCCTATCTTTATTAAAGTTTTTAATGCGATAAGGAATATTTATTGTAAAATCTTTAACATCAGCATCTTTTGTAATTTTATTATAAGATTTTAATTTTCTAAAAGAATCTAATTCAGATTTTTTCATAATTGATTCACTAATTCTTAATTTATTAATTTTACCTTTAATAACTTCTGGTGTAAAATTTTCATTTTTATAATTTAATTTAATAAAAAATGAATCAATCATTTCAGGACATAATTTATAAAAATCAAAACTATTAGGTAAAAGGTTGCAATGATTTGATTTGCTTTTATTTTTTTGATTTAAAAAATATTCTAATTGATGATTTAATATTTCTTCATCATTAAAAGAGATTTTATAACCTAAAAGATTAAATAAAATATAACCAGTTTCTTCATTAATATCTTTTAATGATAAATGCCACATAAAAAATTCATTAAATAATTTAGAATTATATTGATTAATAAATTCTTCAGCATTAATTCCAAATCTACTGTCATGAAACTCTATATAATCATTTGAATCACAATTAGGACATTTATGATTAAAGTAATTATTATATTTTATACCACATTTTTTACATTTAACATTTTGAAATGTGCAACAAGATTTAATTTCATTTGCTTTTTTGGTTGAACTATTAAGTAAATCAAAACCCATGCCACCTGAACCACCACCAATAAAACCATCAGAATAGCTTATTGATAATAATTCTGTTTCAGCTCCAATGTCTTTAAAAGACAATTTAACATTTTCATTACGATATTTATTTTCAAGATATAATTGTGTGTTCCAAAGTTTTGCTATATCTTGAACTTTTTCAAGAGGTGTAAAATTCATATTATTTTCCTTTCTTGTATTTAATATGTTTTAATCCGTTTTTCAAAATAAATAATAATACAAGAAAAAATAAATGTCAATAGAAAAAATAAAGAAATTAAAATTTATAATCTTTTGGATAAATTATATATGGACTAATTTCATTAGCAAAATGTTTTAATTTTTCATCTAAATTATGTCTTTTTTTAACATTATTAAAATCATCTATTGAAAAATAATCAAAACAAAGAACACCATCTAATTTTTTACCATTAAATATAGGAGCCATAATTATAGCTACTGCTCCTCTATCCAAAAAAGACTGTGCTCTTTCGTTTGTAAATTTAGATATATCAACTGCAATATTTTCTTCTCTATCTAATATTACCATAACATTAGGGTCAATATTGTTTGGGACATTTTGAATTAATTCAAGAACACTTGTTATACCATGTCCTAATGCTTCATAAATACATGAATGGAATCCAGAAGTACAATCTTCATCTTTCATATCATATAATTTAGAAACCGTTACCCTAGAGCAATTAAATGATTTTAAATATTCATTTAATTTATCTAAAGCTGCCATATGGTTTTGAGTAGATGGTGGTTTAAGAATATTTTTACGAGATCTTCCTAAAACATGACCATGATATTCTTCTCCTTTTAAATCACCATTTATTGAATTAACAGTTTCTGAAATAGAATTAAATGAAATATTTAAATAAGCATCTATATTAGATAATGAATGATATACTCTTGTAGGAACATTAAAAGTAACATCTTTTTGATATAGTAATCTTATAGAATCTAATAAAATTTTATTTCCAATTTTAGAAAAAACTTCATATTTTTCTAAAAATTTATTAGGAATACCAGCTTTTAACATTTTATGCATTTCAGATATTTTAGTTTTGGTTATAGTATCTAGTAAATATTGATGAGCAACTTCATAATCAATATTGTCAAAATCAGTTTCATTAATAAAAGTAGTAAAAGCTTCTTTGATAGTTTCAAATTTAATTTTAATAACATCTTTGGCAATTTCTTCTTTGCCTTTAATATATTCTTTATCATCATCATGACCTGTGTTAATTAAATGAATTGCATCAATTCCAGTTGTTAACCAATAATTTAAATCCTTAAATAATTGATGTTTTTTTAAATCTGAAGATCTATAAGATTTAGTTTTATGAGATAATTTTTTACTAATTAATCCAATAAAAAATCCTATTAAGTGAATTATCTGTTCTTTAAGAAAGAAAAGAGTTAATAATGATAATAATATCCAAAATGGTTTTCCACCATTGGCAATATCATTCCATATAGCAATATAAACATTATCTGATAGTTCATTTAATTCTGTCATTTTAATACCTATGTTTTAACATATAATAATATTTATCCATACTAATAAATAAAAGTATAATAGTAGGAGTCTTTTATGAGTATGAAATTGTCAAAAAATTTTACATTAGAAGAATTATGTTATTCAGCAACTGCTAATAAATTGAAAATAAACAATTTAACAACTGATAATAATATTGTTAGTAAATTAAAACTTTTAGCAGAGCATGTTTTACAACCTGTTAGAGATCATTATGGAAAACCAGTTGTAATAAATTCAGGCTATAGATGCCCTTCATTAAATAAAGCTGTTGGTGGAGCTTCTACATCACAGCATCTTAAAGGTGAAGCTGCTGATTTAGAAATTATGGGTTTAAGTAACTATGATTTAGCTTTATGGATAAAAGATAATTTGGAATTTGACCAATTGATATTAGAATTTTGTGATAATTTAAAAAATGATATTAATAGTGGTTGGGTACATTGTTCTTTTAAAGCAATTGGTAATAGAAAACAATGTTTAACAATCAATAAAAAAGGAACTAAAGTAGGATTATTTATTTAATTAAGTGAAATTAAAGAGGAGAAAATCTCCTCTTTAATTTAACATCCATTGTTGGTAATGACCAAATGTAAATATTCTTTTAGATGGTGTTTTAAAATGATTTTTATAACGGTTTTTATAATCATTTGTCATTATATACATCAATGCTTTTATTTGCCCATTATCAGTATCAAATAAAAATTCTTTTCTATCATAAAGTTGTGGATACCCTTCTAAACTATCTAATTCATTTAATCCATTTTCATCAACTTCATATATTTCACCTTGAATTTTATAGTTACCTTTATCAATTGTTGGATAATAATCATTAATACTAAGTAATTTAAACTGTTTATTAGAAGTTATGGCTTTAGAAATAAATTTTCCTTTAGCTTCTTCCATAACACAATGATTTTCATAATCCTTCATTAAAGAACCATAAACAAAAACTTTCATTAGCAACTCCTTACTTTGATTTTGTTTATTAAATGTTTCATGGAATCACAATCATAAAATTGATTTTTATATTCTAAATAATAATGATCATGAAAATAACCATTTTCTTGAAGAATATTATCAATATTTTTTAAAGATGATAATTGATTTCTACACATCAAATAAGAATAATTAACGATAAATTCTTTTTTATTAACAACTCTTATCCATCCTTCATTTAAAGTTTGATTATAAACATCTTCATCTGAATTGAATGTTTTATGAAAATAATTTTCCATAAAAACTTTATGACCAAATTCATCGTTTATTTGATATATATTACCTTTTGGATCTATCCAAAACCCATATATTTTATTCATTTCTCCCTCTTAAAATGGTGATTCATTAGAATTAATTATATGTTTAATTTCAACAATACAAGATGCAAAATTAATATCAGGAAATGCTACAAAATTATTTCTATAAAGATATTCAGCAATAATTTTAATAATATTATCCCATTTATTTTTATCAGAAGTAATTTCTTCTAAATGATTGTAAAAATGTTGATATAAAGATTCATATTCTTCAAAAGGAATTGTTTCAGCAAGTTTCTTTTTAAGAGTTAATAAATCCATTTTATTAAAATTCTTTAAAATATCATCAAATTTATCCATTACAATTAATGTATCATTGGTAAATGGTTTTAATGAATTATTATCAATATTTTGAGCAATAGTATTTAAACAACTTCTTAATGATGGATAGAATTTATTAACATACTCTGATAGAACATCTTGAGTAAATGAAATATTTTCTTGAGAAAGTATTTCAATAATTCTTTTAATAAATCCTTCTAAATCAAGAGTATTAAAATTAAACTGTTGACATCTTGTTAAAATTGGTTCAGAAACTTTACTAATATTATTAGTTGTAAATATAAATTTACACCATTTATCATAATTATCTAAAACAAATTTTAATGAATCTTGTGCTTGTGGAGATAGTTTTTCAAATTCTTCAAAAACAACAATTTTAAAATTACTATTCATTGGTGGTATTGAAGCATAATCAATAACTTTACGAGTATCATCAATACCAGTTTTATCAGAACCGTTGATAATCATAACATCTTCAATATTTAATTCATTTAATAAAACATTAATTGAAGATGATTTACCTAAACCTGGAGCACCATATAAAAGTAGATGTGTATCTAATTCTTTTTTAGTACACCATTCCTTCATTTTATTTTCAAATGTTTTATTAATAAATACCAATTCATTTAATGTTTTTGGTCTGTATTTTTCTGTAATTGATTGTAACATATTTCACCTTTCAAAAAAAGTAATCATAAACTATGATTACTTTAGCATATAAAAATTAAGTTGTCAATAGTTATTTTTTGAACCATTTTAAGAATCTTTTAAATAATGATGGTTTTTCATACCAATCTGAATGTTTTTCTGTAAATAATTTAATTTCTAATTCATTTGGTAAATGGTCTTTTCCAAATAAACAGTATAATTCTGCATATTTTCTTTTATCAAAAATTTTATTTGGAAAATACTCAATAAAACCTTCAGGAATTCTACCATCAACCTTCATTATATAACCAACGGGTATGGTATCTTCAATAGGTTTATTTTTACAATAATCCCACATATCATGTCTTGTTTTAGCTTTTATAACAGTTCTAATCATTGGTTATTCCGTATTGTTTAAGAATTTCAGGCATTTTATGAGAAATTGCTAAAAAACCTTCTTTATAAGATTTTGGTGAAATATACCAAATGGTTTTATCTTTACCTTTAATTTTACAATTAATACTTGAAGACCAATTTCCATGGTTTATTAAAACCCAATCCCCTACATTAACATTTTTAATGTTATCAGCTTTATAAAGAACTTTCGCCCAACGAGGTCTTACAAAATATCCTTGATAATCCATTGTTTCAGTAGGTATAATAAAACCATTTTTTAATGTTTTTTCACCATACTCTATTTTTTCAACATAAAGAGTATCTGGTAAACATTCTATATGGTTTGGTATATTAATTCCATAATCAATCATTATTCTTCAACTTTTTCTTCAATTTTTGGTTCAATATTCTTTTTAGGTTTTGCTACTTTTTTATCTTCAAAAGTATTAACTCTTGCTATTTCTTCTTCAAAACCTTCTAATTTACCATCATTAGCCATATTTACAGAAGTTGATTCTGATTTATGACTTTTCATCCATTCTTCAAGCCTTTCTGCTCTTGTTTTAACAATTTTACCATTTTTAATAATATCACCTCTACCATTTAAATGGGTATTTCCTAAAGACATATTATCACCTTGAGATTTAATAATTTTATTTAAATCAACTTCTTGACCACGATATGATTTTACCATATTTTTCTCCTATGATTTATTATAAGATTATTTATATTAAAAGTCAATTAAAAAATTAATGGAATACATTTTTATTATAATTTTCAATAATAATACATTCACCTAATTTTGGTTTCTCATTAAGTGTTATATAGTTTTTCTTTTTATTATTTTTTACATCTTTTGTTGTATTATAAAAATCTGAATGAAGTGTATATTGATTTTCATCTAATTTATAATACTTATTAGATTGAATTGAATCACCATATGAGAATGTTTTATTAAATGGATTATTAAAATTACTTATTGTATATGTTCCATCATCATTTTGAGTAATTCTATCAAATAATATTTTTGTATCTTTAATAAACAAATAACCTTTAGAAACTAATTCATTATCATTATATATAGGTAGATTAATAGAGTTATCTGAAATAATAAATGAATTTGTTGTTTCATTAATATCTGATAATAATGTTATTATATTTGTTTTATAAATTGATACCAAAGATGTATCTGGTATATTACCATTAATAATAAATTCTGTTGTATTAGGATTATTAATAAAGTAATAACTAGGATATACATTATATTCAGGATTTTTAATATTATTAAATGAATATATTAATGTATCTTTTTTAACAAATTGATTAATAAATGTTCCATTAGTTCCTCTCTTTAATTTTTTAAGTGTAACTGTTCCGTTTGTATTTTTCTTCTTTTCAAAAAATTCAATAATTTCAGAATTAAGAATTATTTTACCAGGAAATAATTTATCGTTTTCATAATAAGGGTCAGAAAAAATATCCTTTGTAGCATTTATTTCAGTATCACCTAAATTAAAATCAGAAAGGAGTTTTGATGTTGTTCTAACATTAATATAAGATTGATTGTTTTTAAAATCAAAATTAAACACTCTTTTAGCATTAAAAGAAATTTTTTCTTTATTTTCAGGTTCTTTATAATCTGCTCTTGAAATATAAGTAAATAAAGTATCTTGAGGATATATAACTGATAATTCTGATGGTCTATCTTTTTCATAATGAGGATCTAAAAAATCATTACCATAAAGATTTTGAACTAATCCCATATTTTCATAATAATTTTCCCATGCTACTTTATTATTAGATATTCCATAGACATCTTCCCAAGTATATATTTTATCATAAATTGTTGAATAATCTAATATAGAAATATATATTTTCCAATTAATTTTATCTATACTATTAATAGTTGAAGATGGTAAATAAATTTTATTATTAAGATATGTATAATTTGTTATTGGATATCTATAACCATTTGGTTTTTCTAAATAAACTCTTATTTTATTAACTTTAATAGGTGTATTAGGTATATCTAAAACATAATTATTATTTTCATCTACATTAGTATAATCAAAAAATTTTTTTGTAAATTTTTCATCATTTGATTCAATAAATGGATTTGTAATAAATTTTTGTTCAATTGTATTATTAATAATAACAATTATAATATCATTGGCTTGAAGATTTTCAAATAATGTTATAATATTATTATTAATAGAATAATCTAAAATTTCTTCTGAATGATTTTTAATAATTTGAATATTATCTTTTGATAATTCTTCATCATAATTTAATTTAATAACATTTGTTCCAACATCAATTTGATTATATTGAGTATTTATAAGACAGTAAGCAATAGTTTGTGCTGGTTCCTCATATAATTTTAAATCATAAAGAAAAGCATCATATCCAAATCTATCAATATTGAAATCAGCATCATTTATTGTTAACCCTTTATAATGAGCATTAAGATAATCTTTGATAAGATTTAAGTCATGAGTTTTATATAAGAATAATCTATTAGCCATAGTAGTATTCTCAAATAATCTTAATTGTTTATCTGATAAATTATAAAAATCTAAAATGTCTTGTTTATAGTTGGGATCATATCTATTCTCAAAAATTTTTACATAATCCCCTTTTTTAAAATAATATAATTTACCTTCTATTGGAAAAGAATCATATACCCAAGTTCTATTACCAAAATAATCTTCATTAAGTCTATAAATTAATTTATCATCTGTATTATAAAATTTGATATTAGCATCTAAATTAGAATAATTAAAATTAGGAACAATTTCACCATCTTTTTCAACAAATGTACTTTCTATATAAATATAATCTTCAATATCTGGAGTTGAAGATACTGCATCATATCTAACTTTAATCGTTGGAAATAATGAATCACTAGCTATAATATTAGCTACATCATCTTTTGATGTAAATTTTTCAATATAATGATCAAATTGAACATGATATGGTTTAACATCTTTTACATATTTAATAATATCATTGGATATTGAATCATTTTTATATTTTCTTTGGGAAACATTTTCATTAATACCAGTAAAATTAATTAATGAAGTTTTAAATGCCCAATTAACATTAGCTTGTTCTGAAAATATGTAATGTAATAAACCAAAAAATATTCTATTTTTATCACTATATGACATTTATTAATCCTATAAATTATAATATTATTTATCTTATGATTTAATGATAAAAAATAATTGACAAAATTATAAATAAATGATAAAATAACATTATATTTAGGGAGATGTTTTTATGGCACATACTTTAGAATGGTATAAACAATATGCTGATGAACATGGTTATGAATTAACTGATAAAGCAGAAAAAGTTATGGAATTAGTTGATAAATGTCAAGGATTTTGCCCATGTCGTTATACAATGTGGAAAAATCAAGGAAAAACCGATGATGAAATGAAAGACATTGAATGTCCTTGTATCTTTATAAAAGAAGATATGCAACATACTAAAAAACACACATGTCATTGTAATTTGTTTAAGAAAAAAGAGGAAGAATAATCTTCCTCTTTAATTTTACCAATCTGGTTCAAATAAACTTTCATCAATTTTATCTTCTTTTTTATTAGAATTGTTTATAACATAATTTTTTAAAGTATTTTCAATAAAAGTAGATAAATGATAGGAAATATAATCTTCATTGATTTTTTCATTATCAGAAACTTTTTCTAAATATCCTTTTAAATTATCATCTAAACCACCATAATTCATTAATATTTCTTTAATTCTTTGTGTAGGTAATATTGCAATTTGTTCTTTAATAATTTCAAAAGGGATACCCCAACTTTCAAATTCACCCCATCTTTCATAATTTTCTATCATTTTTTTCATATCTTTTTTAGAAACATAAAAAATTGGCTTATCATCGTGAAATGCAATATAATTATCATTTTCAGATATTCTAATACTATCTTCATCATCATTTTCAGTGTTATTTTCTTCTTCATCATAATCTGAAGATATAAAATCATTCCATTCTTGGTTTGACATAAAAATATCTACAATTGATTTAGCATCGTATGAAGCATTATCAGATGAATAAGTGTACCAATCACAATCAGAAGTATCAATATCACCATCTCTTTCATAAATACCAATACCTAAATCATCAATTACATCTCTAAGATCTTTATTACCTCTGTCTGTATATTCTTCCCAAAATTGTTGAATACTGTGGCAATCATCAATTACATATTTAAAACTATTAGAAAAACTTTCTAAATAGTTTTCATATTGATTACTACTATTAAATCCCCATCTATTATTATAATCCGGTTTAGGTGGATTCCAACCATTATCTTTTAAAGCGTTATATATAAATGAAGCATAAGGTTCATCTAAGTATGATAGAGAAATAGAATTTCTAACTTTTTGTTCCCAACCATATTCTCTATTATTAAGCCAATCAAAAATTTCTTGATTTATATAATGATCACCATTATAATGTGAAGCACCTTCAAATAATGACCTAATGAAATCTTCAAATGTATATTCCGTTAATCCAGAATCTTTTTTAAAGAATTTATAGAGTTCCATTAAATCTGTTGATTCCCAATCAACATTATTAATAAATCCATCTTCACCGATTACATCACTAATATATCTATCATAATCACCTTGAATACCATTTTCTAAATAACCATGTGAAGCATAATCTTGATAATCATCGTCTGAAGTATAATTTGTACTTCTAACTAAATCAGAATAACTTATATACATACATACTTCACCAGTATAATCATCGTAACCTAAATCATATTGATATGCTATTTCATCTTCTTTTTCATCATCCCATTCATCATCAATATTTGGATCTTCAAGATTTTCATAAGAATTTGTAACATTATCTTGTGTTATAAAGAAATCTACTAAATCATTATTATGAACAAATTCTCTAAATTTTAATGATTCATTATCTTTATCTCTAAATTCTTTTTCATGACTTGAATATTGATTAGCAAATGGAACAAATAATTGATATTTTTCATCTTTATCATTTTTATTTATAATGATATATAATTGTCCATCATTGGTGTATGAATTATAAAAACTAGGAGTATCACCACCTGTACACCAGCAAGCACCATGTCTTAATGCTTTTGATCCTTCATATGTATGTGGTGTCCATACTTCCCAGTTATCATTAGTATATAATAGTTCTGCTCCACCATTATAATATATACCTGGTTTTAAATTTTGATTAAAAATTGATTGTGCTTTTCTAGCATCTTTATTTTTTTGGTTAATTGTAAGATTTCTATAAGTATTATCTAAAGCATCTTTTAAATCGTCAATTTTTTTATATGCATTGATATCATTATTTGGTAAAAGATTTCTTCTCTTTTTAGCAATTTCAAAATCTTGTAATAATTTTCTAACTTGTTCTGGTTCAGCGTTTTGTAAAGAACCATTTTTAAACATTTTTAATAACCATCTTGAAAAGGATTCATTTGTAGATGCCATTGATGTATCATCTAAATTATCTATTTGAGATATAATTGGATCATAAGACATTATTTGTTTAAATTCTTCATCAGAAAGATTACTAGCATTTTTTTGACGAACATCTAATAAAGATTCATCCAATAATCTTTTATGTTGTTTTTTAAAAATTATATTAGATAATTGATTATTAAAAGACATTAAGCACTCCATTCTTCAAATGTTTTAGGATTTTGTTCCCACCAATTTGGTTGATTAGTATATTCTCTTAAATATTGTCTATAATCAGCATATTTTTGTTTTTCTTCTTCTGTAAAAGGAGCATCAGATAATTGTGTAAAATCATATTTAGCAAGATAATTATTACGAACAGCTCTAACTTCTTTTTGTAAATCTTCTATTGATGGTTCAGGATTTTTAACAACTTTATAATATGTTCCATCATCTTCAATATGATACTGACTTGTTTCGTTACACCAATTAGCAACATTAACATATTCTTCAATATTTGATGGATAATCGGTTTTTAATAATTTCCAATTTTTATACATTATATTTCTCCTATTTTCCTATTGCAATCCAATTATATGGATACATATCTCCAGGACATAAAAAACTAAAAGAAGTATTTGTTTTATTTTTCAAGATATACCCCCAACCATTTTGTGTTGGTTCACCAAATGTGCAAGTACCAACAACTGTATAAGATGTAGTAAATGGATATCTAAATGATACCGTAGATCTACTTTGTTTAACATAACCCCATTGTATCATCATCCCAGATTTAGGATCTTTTATACAACATTGGACATCGCCATTAGAATCAGTATAAATTTCACCAAAATCTATTTTATTATTGATAATTTCTGTGATTTTATTAGTTAAGTTATCAATGTTAGTTGGAGAATCATCACCTATAACATTTGTTGAAACACAAACATATACAAAAACTTTTATAGCTTCTGGTTGAACAGTATCTGAATTACCATAAATTGAATTAGAACGAGAAGCATCAAAACCAAATTTACAATTAGTTGCTTCACCATAAGTTCCTTCATCACCATACCAATGACGACTAATTTCATAAAATGCTCCTTCATATTGAATATTACCTTCATCATGGTGTCCAGCACTTCCAATACCTGTAATATTTGGAACACCAGCTTCTTTATGTTCACCAATTTCAGAATCAGTTGAAGAAGGAGTTAATGTAACAATATTTGTATAATCTGGTAACCAAATATAAGAGTTATTGAGGAAATAATGTCCTGTTTGAGAATCTGTTCTTGAAATTTATGTATTATCATTATCTTCATAATGGATATGATTAAATTTTCCTGAATTAAATAATCTTTTTAAATGATCCCAAAATCCTTCATAACCTAATTTTGTTATCCTTTGACCATTTAATAATTTTAATCCAATATCATTGATTTCTGTATTTGACCATACCAATTGACCTAATTTATATGTTCCTGTATTAGCAGAAAGCCACTCAATAGTTGGAATAATATTTCCTGTAATACCATTTGGAGGTGTTGTCCCTTTTAAATAAGATGAACCATCATTATTAGCAACAACTTCTAATTTTGCTTCATTTCCATTTTCAGAAATGGTTTTTACAGAATAGGTTGATTGACCATTTACTTCATTAATTTCAATTTTTTCTGAACCAACAATATTATCATCTTTATCTAAAAAGTTTTCAGTAAAATTGGCTTGAGTTCCATCACCAATAGCGGCATCTTTAATTTTTTTATAAGTTAATCTATCTTCAACCCAATTAAGATTTGGAATATCCATTTCATCAGGATTCTCTGGTAAATTATTCAATAATTTTAATTCTTTATTACCACCATCATTATAGGTAACTTCAGCAAAATCGTAATTTTCACCATTTGAATATAGTAATCTATTTTGATATGATCTAGCATCAGGAACAGAATCTTTAGTCCATTCTTCCCAAACACCATTTCTTTTGATATATAATAAACCTTCTGATTTAAAATATACATCACCATTATTACCCATTATAGGATTTGGTAAATCATCTCCTTGAAATAATGTTGTTTTACCATTAATACTAAAAGAACTTTGAGAAGTGCCACCAATATCACTTATTACAGCCATAATTTTCTCCAAAAACTTAACATATAATTATTTATTAACATTCTTAAAAATAAGTATTGACAATTAATAAAAAATATGTTATTTTAATACAGATTTAATTAAAAAGAAAGGTAGATATTTTATGACAAATCCTTATATAGAACTTTTAAAGAAATGTGATGATACATATACTAATTTAGGTGAATATTATATTTTTACAGATGATGATAAAAAGAATGTTCCAGAAATAGAAGATTATAACGAATCAACAGATGATGTTTATGATATGTTAAAGGAAATTGCTAAAGATAAATTTCCTAATGAAATTTATTTTCAAAGTGTTGGTTCAGAAGTTCGTGGAGAAAAAGTTAAATTACCATATGCAATGGGTTCTATGACAGAATGTCATGAAGGTGAATTAGAAAATTGGATTGAAAATAATAAATCTTATATTCAATCTGCTAAATTAGATGGTGTAAGTTGCTTACTAATTTATCAAAATGGTGAATTAAAAATTGCATATTCAAGAGGAAATGGTATTGAAGGGCAAGATATTACAAGACATGTTAAAAAATTTGCTCCAAATAAATTAAAAGAAGATATTGATATAGCAATTCGTGGAGAAATTATTGTTCTTAAACAAGATATTCAAAATATGCTTGATGAATTGTATGATGAAACAAAATATCGTTATAAAAATGGTAGAAATACAGTTGCTGGTCAATTAAATGCAAAGGATTGTGCTGAATCTTTTGTTAAATATGCTCATTTTGTAGCATATCATATAGAGAATTGGAAAGAATCAGAAGAAGAAATGTTTTTAAAACTTATGAGTTTAGGTGTTGAAGTAACACAAGCACATAAAGTTTTAGGTCAAGATATTACAGAAGAATATGCCATTAATGAAGTTAAGAAAGTTAAGGAATGGTATATTTATGAATGTGATGGAATCATCTTTACAAAGAATTTTAAGGAAGAATCTGATTTAGGATATGATACAGGAACATTAAATCCTAAATGTTCTCGTAAATTTAAGATTGGAGCAACAGATAATAATGCTGAAACCATTGTAGAAGATATTGAATGGAATATTTCTAAAGATGCTATTTTTAAACCAAGAGTTAAAGTAAAACCTGTTGATATTCAAGGAGTTACTATTAATTGGGTTACTGGTCATAATTATAAAACTATTGTTGATAATGGTATTGGTATTGGTGCTAAAATTAGTTTGAAAAGATCGGGAGATGTCATTCCTTATATAGAAAAAGTTATTAATCCAGTATTTGAAAATTATAATTTACCTGAATATTCACAACCTAACGAAAGTGGTGTTGAATTAGAATTAGATTATTCAGAATGTCCTGATGAAGAAATAGTAGATGAAGTAGAAATTCAAAAAATTATTTATTTCTGTTCAAAACTTGGTGTAGATTTTGCTGGTGAAGGTAATATTCGTAGAATTATGAATGAATATATTGAAGAAGATGGTATTGAACAACTTATTGAAATGGATATTGAAACATATCAAGAAGAAATAGGTGTAAATGGGATTAAGTTTTATGGATCATTACATAAAAAATTAAAAGATGTTGATATCTGTGATTTTATGGATGCAGTTGGAGCATTTGGTCGTGGTATTGGTTCAAAGAAACTTCAAAAAGTTATTGATAAGTATAACACATTAGATGTTACTTATGAGCAACTTATGGAAACAGAAGGATTTGCTGAAATAAGTTCACAACAATATATTGATAATTTAATTTATTATCATCAATGGATGGAATATATGGATAATATTGGATATCCTATTAAAATCAAAGAAAAAAAAGTTGTTAGTAATGAATGTGCTAATGTAAATATTTGTTTTACTGGAGTTAGAGATAAAGATTTAGAAGATGTTATTAAAGAAAAAGGTGGTAAAATTTGTTCTTCTGTAACAAAAGTTTGTAATGTATTAGTTGCAAAAGATCCTAATTCAGGTTCTTCTAAATTAAAGAAAGCAATTGATAATGGTGTTGAAATAATTTCATTAGAGGAAGCTTGGGATAGATACGGTAAATAATTAATTATCACTTTCTTTTAAGGATAAATAATATTATGATGAATAATATTTTGAAAGAAAGTGATAATAAAATTGTTGGTCATCCTATATCATTTATTGATATTGATGAAACAACTATGCATACATTTGCTAAGGTAAATGTTATGAAAGATGGTAAAATAGTTAAATCTCTTGATAATCAAGAATTTAATACACATGAATTAGGTGATGGAGAAACATATAATTTTGATAATTTTAGAGATGCAAAATTTTTTAATAAAACATCTCAACCTATTGAAAAAACCATCAATAGAATAAAAAATATTATTCAATCAATTAAAGATAATAAGAAGCAAGAAAAAGTTATTTTCTTAACTGCTCGTGCAGATTTTGATGATAAGGAAGTATTTTTAGATACTTTTAGAAATTTTGGAATAGATGTTGATATTCCAAATGTGTATATTGAAAGAAGTGGTAATTTAACAAATATCAAAAGAGTTGCTGATAGAAAAAAATATGTTATATTAAAATATCTTAAAACAGGATTATATACTAATGTTAAAATGTATGATGATGATATAAAAAATCTTCAAACATTTAAAGAGTTAGGTATGGAAATAAACGATGGAAAATATGGAATTATAGATAGTGTTAAAAAGAATTTTCCAAAAATTAATAAAATAAATTTTTATCCATTATTAGTTACAAATTCTGGTAAAATTAAATTTTATGAATCAAAAGAATCTAATGAAGAAATATTAATTGAAGCAATTGATGCTTATCATGGTTCTCACAAAAATTTTAATCAATTTGATACAAAATTTGTTGGTACTGGTGAGAAATGTCAAGCACATGGTTGGGGATTATATTTTGCTTTAAATCCTGAAACATCAAAACAATATCATCAAAGAATAAGTGGCTATCATAATACAGAAAAACGAAATGGAACAGATTTTGCTATTACATATAATGGTAAAAGATATGATCCAAAATCTGTTCAAGGAATAATGATTAAGAAAATGTATAAAGATGGTAAAGAAAATACTATGCGTTTTCTAAAGAATTTAAGTAAAGAATCAAATTTTTCAAAAAATCCCGAACAATTTAAGGAAAATATTAGAAAACTTTATAATATGGTTAATAATATTGACCCAAATAAATTTAAAGAATCTATAACAGTTAATAGAGGTCAATTCTATACAGTTAAAATACCAGATTTGAATTTATATTTAGATGAACAAAAAAGAATAAAAAATCAATCATCAGAAGTTGTTCAAAAATGTAAAGAAATAATGGATAAATTAAATAGACCATTTAAAGCAAAAGATTTATCTGGTAGAGATTTTTATAATAAATTGAAATATTATTCATTAGAAACTGGTGATCAATTAAAAAGTTATGATGCAAATAAACCTCAAAAAATTTCAGAATTTTTATATGATAATGGTATTCCAGGTATTAAATATGATGGGAGAACAGACGGAGATTGTGTTGTTGTTTTTAACAATAATGATGTAAAAATCGTAAAAAAAGATATTGATTATGATAATGAAGAACAAGGATTTGAGATGAGTGAATTAACAAAATACATTGATGATCCTAAAAAATTGAAAGGTAAAAGGGTTTCTAAAGAAATTATAGATTGGTTTATAGAAAATAGACCTGAATTAATATCTGACACAATAATTAGAGATAAATTAACATTAGGTCAAAAACTTAAATTATTACTTTTTAAAGGTGATATTACTGAATTAATAAAATATGAAGATGAAGTATTTAAAAATGTTGAATTAAATAAAGAATCTGAAGATATATCATTAATTAGATTATCACTTACTGTATTAAACATGATGAGAAATTATTCACCATATGATAAAGATTATATTATTAAATTAATAAAAGATATACCATTAGATATAAAAAGAAATTACATACAAAAATGTGGCGATAAATGTTTAGGATCATTATATCGTTATAATTCAAATGATAATATAAATGATTTTGATAAGATAGATATTGTAAATGAATTTTTTAAAGGAATTACAATAGAAGATGTTAAAGATATATTTAATGCAAATCCTAATACATATGAATTATATACAGGAACAACATTTGATAAAGGATATATTTCTTATAAAAAATATATTGATGTAGTAAAATATTTAGTTTGTATAAATCAACTCAAAAGGGATTGGATTGATAGTGATATGATTTATTTTGATGATATTGCTATAAAATGTTTGAATGAAAACAGAGAAGTTGTATATAAAACTATATATATTGATGATTCGTTACAAATTGATGAAAATGTTTTACCTCAATTTATTGAGTTATTAAAATATGACACAAAAGGTTTTTATGCTATAACAAACAGAATGTATAATGGTGATAAAAAAGAAGATTATATTAAATATATTAATAAATTATATACAGATGATGTTGTTAAATCATTTAATCAAGTTAATGATATGGCTAAAGTTCCTAATGTAATAAAAGATTTTGTTAAAACAAATCCTGTTAAATTAAAGAATTTGAATGATAAATTATTTGCTGAAATTTTAAGATATTATCAAACTACAAAAGATAATATATTTGATATTAATGTATTAAAAGAATTAGGGGAAGAAAAAACAAAAATTGTTTTTGAATATGCTTTAAAAGGATTGATGTCTGATTATTATGAATCACAAAACAATGGTTATAATCAAATAACAAAAATGATAAGCTATGGTATATTAAATAATAAGAAATATATTCTTAAAATTGCTAAGGTAGAACCAGAATTATTATTGAATTATAAAAATATTGATCCAATGATACAAAAAGAAATTTGTTCAAAAAACCCTTATATGATCAGATATATTAAAAATCCAGATAAAAATTTAGTTAATGATCTTAGAACAAAAATTTCTAATGTAGATGATTATTTAGAATATGGAGATTAAAGATGATTTTAAATGAAGATTATGGTAATTTACAAGCACTTTCTCCTCAAGCTCAAAAAATTTTTACTAAATCATACCCAAATGATAAATTAAAAAATAGTCTTGGAAAAAATTCTATTGTAAAAATTGTTAAGCAAGATAAAATAAAAGATATATTAAAAGATAATAATTCCTTTACTTTACCATTATTTATTTTGAGATATAAAGGTATAGATAAAGTATATTTTTATACAAGTAATAGTAATTATTGGGTTTATACTTCTTCTAAATATGATAGGAAAAGATGGGGTACTACTTCATTTAGTTCAGATGATGGTAAAAAGGATGGATTTAAAAATCTTTTAGAAAGAGTTTATAATAATTATTATAAAGATGAAGTACCAACATTTGAAGAATTTTTAAAAGGAATTTCTTATCAATTAGTTTTTGCTGATGAAGATAGAATAAAAAAACAAGATGAAAGAAGTAAATCACTTGGTGATATATTAAAAAAAGATAAAAATAAAACTTATATGACAGATGATGATTTTAATAGACCACGAGGATCAAATTATAGTAAAATTCATGGTAATGTTTATGATACAAGAAATACTTATGGATATTATAGAAATTCATTAAAAGAAAGATTAAAAAAATATGTTGAAAGTAAATTTCCTAAATTTGATTCTATTGAAGATTTTGCTAATGCTAATATAAAAGATATATTAAAATCATTTAAAATAAAAGATAATATATATACATATAATCAAAATGCGTCTGAAAGAGTGATTAATGGTAATACTGATCCATTATTTAATCTATATAAAAATAAAAAAGCATTTATTGGATATAAATATCAAGATCAAGATTATTGGAGTAAAGGTAAAGATAAAGAAATCCCTTTGTTTATATATTTTGAGATAATCATGGATGTAAATCATAATATGAGAATTTCTAACATATATGGTGCTATGCAAGATTCTCAAAATGCTTTAGAACCATTATCAAAATGGTTTGAAAAAAAAGATAATAAAGATAATAAATTATCTCATAATTATAATATTGATGATGAAGATGATTGGTAAAAAGGAATGATGATATGAGTAAAAAAATAAATAAAAAATTATTTGAAATGTTTATGAATGATAATTTAACATCATCAGAATTAATGAAATATAGTTCTGAAAAATCATTAAATGAAAATGATTTAGAAACTATTTTGGAAGATTCTATTGAAAATGAATTTGATGATAATTTATTAGTAGAAGTAACAGCATATCATGGTTCAGCATATAATTTTGATAAATTTGATGTTGCTTTTATTGGTAAAGGTGAACATGGTCAAGCACATGGTTGGGGTTTGTATTTCTCATTTGGTGAAAGTATTGCTCAAGGATATAGAAGTAGAATTTCTTCAATGAATTCAGGAAATCAATTTGAAGTATTTACATATAAAGGAAAATCTTATGAAAGAGGAACAGTTATGTACACTCTTTTACAAATGTTAGTTTTAAATGGTAAGAAAGAAGCAATAAGTAAAATTGATAGAATACTTAAAAATAAAGAATATATGGAATCTAAACCAAATGTTGAAGAATGGTTATTAAAAACTAAAAAAAGTTTTGAAAAAATAAAAGATGGTGATTTAAAAGCAAAACCAATAAAAGAAGAAGGAAATTTTTATACAGTTAAATTACCAGAATTTAAATATTATTTAGATGAAGGTAGCACTTTTGCAGAACAAACAGATTATGTTCAAAAATGTTTGAAGAAATTATATAGAGAAAAGAAAATAAAAGCTGTAAAAGATTATATGGATAGAAATACTTATGTAGCAAGAGGATTTTACAATACTCTTGATGCAACAGTAGGAAGTCCTAAAAAAGCATCATT